GCCGCGGCGACGACCTTCGGTAGCAACCCCTTCGGGATCGGGGCCACGATCCTTCAAGCCGTCGGCGGCTTCGGTGGCGCCATGGGCCTCAACTTCGGCATCCCCGCCCTGACGGGCATCCCCAATTTCTCCAGCGCCTTCACACCAGGCCTCGCCGGCGGTGGAGAGGTGAAGTACGGGCTCGACTACCTGGTGGGGGAGAAGAACGCGGAGATCGTGCGGTTCAACAAGGCCGGAGGGAAGATCTACTCCAACCGGGCCCTCACCCAAGCGCTGGGGGTGCCATTCCAGCGGACGCCCGGCGGTGGCGCTGCGGTGGCCGATGGCGGCGGCGACAGCCTCGGCGTGCCGTTCATGGGTGCCGGTTCGACCCGGTCCGCCGGTGGGGGTGGCAGTCTCGGGATCCCGTTCCTCAAGGCCTCCCCCGGCGCCGGCGGCGGCATGGCGGTGGGAGGCCCTGCCGGCGGCGGCCCGGGCGGTGGCGTTGCCCGCAGCTCCTCGCTGCGCCTCAGCCTCGAAACCCAGGTCATCAACGGGGTGGAGTACGCCACCGTGGAGCAGGTGCGGGAGGCCGCGGCGGCGGCGGCGGAAGCGGGCCGTGACTCGGCCTACGACGGGATGCGAAACAACCCCTCGATCCAGCGCAGCCTGGGGATGCGCTGATGATCGCCATCTGCGCCTACATCAGCTTCCAGGCCAATGGGACGCCGGTGCCCGGCTACGCCTGGCAGAACCTGTTCGTGGGCCTGACCCGCACCTATGACGGCCGGCCGCACACCTTCATGTCCTTTCGCATCTCCGACTCGGCCGGTGCCCGTGGTGGTGATCGCTCCCAGGGCCGGCTGGCGCTGAACCGCAACCAGCTGGCGCTCAATGTGCTCGCCGAGGCCCGCGCCAATCAGTGGAAGCTGCGGGCCGATGTGATGCTCTGCGATACCCAGACCAGCAGCGATGTGCGGCTGCTGTCCCGTCACCTGTGGCGGCTGGGCCCGATCGAGCGGAGCGAAACCATCACCGTCACGCTCACATCACCGCTGGATGCGATCCGCGGCGATGCCCCGCGCCGACGACTCACCACCGAGCTGGTGGGCCAGGTGCCCGACACCGGCCAGATCTTCCTTTGATGCCCTCCACCCTCATGCCACAAACCGCCCCATGGGTGCGCTACATCGGCCTGCCGTACCGGTGGGGGGGAGACCCCGATCGCCACGGCGGCACCGACTGCCTGCGGCTCACCATTGCTGTGCTCGCCCTGTACGACGCCCCCCGCCCGGCGGTTAAGCGCGAGTGGTATCAGGCTGCGGGCCGCGGCCGTTGGCGGCCGTTGCTCGAAGAGCTCCCCACCATCAGCAGCGAGGTGCCTGGCGCGATGCCCCTCGACGTGGCGCTGCTGGCCGGCGGTGAGCCGATCGCCCTGGGGATTTGCGTTGCCGGGGGGATCCTCACCACCTGCCAGGGGCAGGGCGTGCACTGGCGGCCGCTGGGGGTCTGCCAGATCAGCCGCTGGTTTCGCTTCCTGCCCCCAGATCCCGTAACGGCTGCGCCCACACTGATCCTGTGACCCGCCATCCCCGCCCCCTCCCTGGTGACGCCTACCTGGCGGAGCTGCTCGGCTGGAGCGAAGACCAGCTGCTGCACTACCAGATTGAACGGCAACAGGCCGCGGCGAGGGAGTTCGAGCGGAACCCGCCGGTGGCCACCTGCGCGTCCGGGGCGCTGGGTGTGATCTCGCTGGTGACCACCATCCTCTCGGTCGGCTACACGGTCCTCTCCTCCCTGCTGGCGCCCAAGCCGCGGCGGCCTGGCCAGGTCATCAGCAGCCAGCAGCAGGGAGAGAACATCTCCGACGGGGCTCGGTATTCGCCACGGCCGGGCTTCGACTCCATCCAGGAGGTGGCGCGGCTCGGCAGCGTGATCCCGATCACCTTTGCGCGGCGGGAGTATCTGCCGGCCCTCAACGGCCGCCCCGAAGGGTGGTACGGCGGCTGCCGCGTCGATCTCGGCGTGGTGTGGTCGAAACTCTCCAGCCTAGGCGGGTCGCAGCTCTTCAGCGGCTGTTACGTGATGGGTGAGGGCCCGATGGCGGAGATCGACCCTGCTGGTTTCGCCTTGGGCAATAACCCCGTGCGGTCCTACGACCTTGGCACCGCCGGGGCTAACGAGGCCGCGGCGCGCATCACCCTCTATGCGCGCCTGGGTGGGGGAAGGATCCGATCCACCGATCGCATCGCCGGCCGCCTGGCCGCCAACGACATCGGCAACATGGAGAACGCCGGCGGTGGCGATGTGTTCCAGGTGCGCAGCACCGGCGGCGTGATCCGCCCCGATGCCTGCGCGACTGCCCGACCCAGCAACAACACCGCCTGCGGCCTCTACAACACGATCGGCAACAGCCTCGGCTACCGGATCAATCCTCAGCTGCGCCCCACACGCCAGTTCGCCGCATACCCGACAGGCGACGACGGCGACCAGCGGATCAATCCGATCGATGATCCAGTGGCCATGGGGGCGACATGGAAGGCGAAATATGTGTGGTCAGGCCGGAGCGGCGTGATCGCCACCTCCACCGGCGTCACCAACGGCATCGCGGCTTTGAGCGTGGGAGCGACCTTCGACTTCCTGCTCTCCGACAGCTCGGACGCCCTGACCACGCTGAAGTTCAACAGCACCAACACCGACGGGGGGGCTGACCACACGGAAACCTGCTCCGATGTGGGAGCGGCGATCAGCGCTCGCCAGCGCAGTGCGGATGACGCCCTGGTGGTGGGCGAGCTGTTCAAGTGCGGCAGCTGTCTGGCGGTGCTGGAGCAGCGCACGCCCTCTGATGCGGCGTTCAGCTCCGACGCGGACAATCAACCGTTTGGCAACGGCGTTTCGATCACCGCCCGATTCCGCGTGGTGCGTGCTGGCGTGGTGTTTGTGACGCCCCTGGATGAAATCGATCCGGACACCACCGGGGATCAAATCTTCCCGATGAGGGTAACCAGCGGCATGAACTGGGACTGGACAGCGGTGAGTGCCGGGCCCAGGTATGAGACCGGCACCAGCCGAGGGCACCTGCACCGGTGCGCCATTGCCGACTTCACGCTCAGCCGGCCGGTGCGAGTGGTGGAGATCGGACTGCGCAGCACGGTGGGGATCCGTGGCAGCGGCTTCACGAACCTCCGCCAGGCACCAACGATCAAGGAGATCAACCGCTTGGCTGGCGGCGAGAAAGGGGGGGAAATCCTGTCGGCTGGCGAGAACCTGGAAATCGCCATATACCAGAGCACGACACGGGGGTTTTCTGAGGAGCGTTACAGCTTCATCCGCTTCAGCTACCGGCCAGAAGGCGCGGCCGATTTTGTGGTGCTGCCCACCCTCTACGCCATCCGGGGGCTGACCCAGCAGGCCCAGCACAACAGCGTTCAGCTGGAGCTCCCTGCCGGTGCCCGCTGCGCCCAGATCCGACTCGAGCCCATCAGCGGCTGGGAGATCCGCTCAGGCACCGCCACCGGCCAGCTGGCGGTGCTGGACAGCCGTATGCCCAACCTGCAAACGGTTGTCGATGGCGCCTGCACCGCTCGCTACGCCGGCGTGGCCCCCTTCACCCGATCGGCTAGCCGCTTCTCGTTGAAATCGATCGAACCCGAGCAGGATCTCGGCCTGGGCTGGAGCGATGGCAATGCCATGACCGATCCATGGGGCAAGCTGGCCGAGGTCTTTGTCTACGACGAGATCCAGACCACGGCGGGCCAGGGGCCCGAGCACGAGATTGCCTACGTCAACATCATCCAGTCCAACGCCACGGCCCCCAGCTACAGAGCGATGGCCGTGGTGGGGCTCAATGCACGATCGGCGCTGGAGCTCCAGAGCGTCAATCAGCTCTCGGCCCAGGTGATCGGCGGCCACATCTGCGAGCGCTACATCGAGCAGAACGATGGGCCCACCCACCTGCTGCCCGACATCTTCACCAGGCTGGCCACCAGCCCGGACTTTGGCGCCGGCCTGGACGTGTCTGCCGAACAGATCAACGCCCCCAGTTTTCTGGCCGCGGCACAGTGGTGCTTTTCCAGGCGGTATTTCTTTGATGGCACCCTGCCCCAGCCGGAGAACCTCAGGCAGTGGGCGGCAGATCAGGCAGGGTTTCACCTGCTCGCCTTCTACGAGCTCAATGGGCAGTTCTACTTCAAGCCCACACTCTCCTTCGATCCGGTGCAGATCGTTGATCTCTTCACCGCAGCCAACATCAAGAAGGGTACGTTTCGGAGCACCACCAGCGACGACGACCAGCGGCGGCCAATCCAGGTCAGCGGGCTGTACCGAGAAGAACGCAGCAACGATGACATGCTCTCCCCTGGTGTGTTCTCGACGGTGCGTGAGATCACGATCCGCGAGGCCACCGCCAGCGACAGCGACCCGGTCGAACCGCTGGACCTGAAGGACAGTTGCACCAACCGCTGGCACCTGATCGACGCGGCGAAGTTCCTCATCCGCTGGCGCCGCCTGGTGGGCGACCCGATCACCTTCGAGACCACCTATGCCGGCATGCTGCGCCCCGTCGCGCCGGAGGACCACATCGCGGTGGCCTACGACGAAACGCTGGAGGACCTCTACAGCAATGGCGCGGTGATGCCCGACGGCACGCTGGTGGCCAGTGAGCCGCTGGCGGATGGCTCCTATGAGGTGCTGGCCTGGGATGGCACCACACCGCCGGGGCCCACAGTCCAGCCCCTGGTGGTGAGCGATGGGGGCACCAGGGGCAATCTGCTGGGCAGCCAGTGGACACGCACGGCAGCCCCCCAGGTGCGCACCTTTCGGGTGATGCGCGTCAGCCCTACCGATGACGGACGGCAGCGGATTGAGGCGCTGCTGATGCCCACTGATGACGCTGGCCGCCTGCTGCTGGCTGCAGACTGGGATGAGCCCACCGCCTGGGTGATCCGAGGGTGACGATCCTCTTCCCTGCCATCGAGCCGACCGCCTTCGCGTTCGTCATGCCCCGCCATCCGGTCACCAGCGCGATGTCAGAAGCCGGCATCGAAGACCATCGGCTGTGGAGCACCGTCGCCGTCGGTGGAGCGCTGGAGCTGGAGTTCGGCAACATCACCACCGATCGAGCCACCGAGATCCTGGCCACCTTCCACCAGAGCTACTCCGGCCTGCTGCCCCTGACGCTGCCCGACATCCTGTTCACCGGGGTGACGGCAGATCACAAGGCCTTCATTGAGTCGGTCACCACCGGCGCCGGCCTGCGCTGGTACTGGCCCCTCGGCCAAGGCGCCCCCACCCCGCGGACCTCTCACACCTACCGCCACCGCTGCACCCTGCCCGTGCAGCTACAGGCCCGGCTGCAGAACAGCCCGGCCGCCGCCGGTGGTGGGGGGCAAGGCTCCGGTGGTGGGGAGCAAGACTAGGGCCTGCCTAGCCTGCTGGCGTGGTCATGAGCTGAACAGGGATGGGCGTCAGGAACACCACCCAGAGCGACGTCTACTGGAACGGCTCCCTGGTGGGCAAGATCACCGACGTCAGCGTCTCCGTCTCCCGTGACATCCTGCCCACCACAGGCGTGGGCCAGGTGGCCACGACCAGCACCAAGGGGATGCGCGAGTCGCAGATCAGCTGCACCCTCCTCTACGACCCAGACAACGCCGCTGCGGTGGCGATGGCGAACAACATCTGGAACGACAACGACGAGGTCGACACCCTGCGCATCGTCACCCGTCGCGGCTCCGCGCGCGGCGACTTCACCATGGACGTCCTCACCGCCTCTCTCGGCACCCCGGTCCGGGTGCGGGAGCTCATCTCCTGCTCCCTCTCCCTCACCGTCAACGGCGACATGAGCGGCCGGTTCTGAACCATGGCGATCGACGGCGAGATCGGCACCCTCACCCTCAGCCGCAGCTGGCCCCGGCCGGTGGTGCTCACCGATGACCTGCTCGATGCCCCCGGCAGCGTGGTGCGGCTGCGGCTGGAAGAGCCCTGCTTTCTCAACGGCGACCAGGTGCTCCTCACCGCCCCCCTGGGCCTGCCGTTCGACGTGCTCGGCACCGGCTACGCCAACTGTCCCGACGGCCACTCCTTCTGGGGTGATGCCGCCTCCAGCGGCCCGGCCACCCTCCACCGCGTCGGCGCCGATCCGCCCTTCTGGGGCCCTGACGACAACGCCACCTTCTGGGAGCACCCCGGCACCGTCGGCCTGAGCCAGCAGGCCACCGCCTACATCCACCAGGATGCCCTAGAGCGCGCCACCTTCTACAGCCTCGAGGTGGGTGCGGTGAACGGCGGCGAGCTCAGCCGCCTGCCACTCCGCCTGGTGGGATTCGATCGGCTCATCCTCAGCGTGGCCAGCGACCGCGCCGGCTATGCAGATGCCCTGCTGGCCCTGGCCCTCACCATCACACGCCCTGAGGAGGCTGAGGTGGGGCTGGAGGACATCGTGCCGGCCCTGCCGCCTGTGATCCGGGACGCGGGGGCCGCGGCGGATGAGCGGGGCTGGAAGCGGCAAGCGGATCTCTCCGGCTGGGAGGTGGAGACCGACACCACCGCCCTCGACCAGGGGGCGATCGGCGAGGCCTTTGGGGCGGTGCTCGCCGGCCAGGTGCGGGGCGCCGGGAGCTTCTCCGGAGAGCTCAGCAACATCTATGCCCCTGGCGTCAGCCCCAGCTCCGCCATGCTCCGCCTCGACATGCTCACCAAGAAGGGGGGCACCGGCACCATCCGCCTGCTGGTGGCCGATGGGCCTCGGGGACACTCGAACGGGGTCTGTTTCATCCGGGAGGAGTGCCTCTTCTACGAGATGGACATCCTCCTGACCAAGGTGCAACTCTCCACCCAGGCCGGCGAGACCAAGAAGATCCGCGGCCAGTTTGCTTCGATCGGCGACGTTCGCTTCATCATTGCCGAGCGAACTCATCCCTTGTCCGCGATGGCCTCTGCCTAGCCTGCTGGAAGCAGCAGCAGCAGATGGCCCGGCTCAGCTTCGCGAATGCCGTCGCAGGCATCCTCAATGCCTTTGGAGCTGGCGGCCAGCTGCGGGCGAAGGAGCAACTGGCCGTCACGATCGACGCCCTGCTGCAGATGGCAGGCAACGCCAACGTGGCGCCGGGCAACACCGAGCCGGCCGATCCGCTCAACAGCCCTTTCACCATCTACATCAACCCCTACATCGGCAGCGATCGGTTCGTTGGTGGTTCCTACAACTGGTTCGAGGAGCCGGGCGGGGCCCCCGATGCGGCCAAGATCGCCGCCAAGCTCAAGCGGCTGGAAAATCAGCGGCTCACCTGCGGCTACAGCAAGGAGCGGCCCTTCCGCACCATCAACCGCGCAGCGATCGAGATCGTTGCGATGACCAGCAAGAGCTTCTTCACCATCAACTCGGAAGCAGCGAACGTTGACTGCCCATCGGTGGAGCTGAGCCCGGGGACGCACATTTTCTACAACGACCCTGGCAATTCCAGCTACGCCATCCCGGTGACGGAATGGCCGGCGGCCGGCTTCGATCCGACCCCCAACCACCTGATTGCCTTCAACCCCAACAGCGGCGGCATCGTCTTGCCCCGCTACGCCACGGCCAGCGCGCCGCTCAGCCTGCGGCAATCCACCGTTCGCCCCTCCTACGTGCCGGTCGCGGCGGATGAGGCCGCCGACTACAGCAACCGGGTGGGGATCCTAAAGATCACCTCGACCAGCTACGTCTACGGGGTCACCTTCCGCGATGCGCTCGGTGCCAGCAGCAGTCACCACCTGCTGGACTGCTTCCACAATGCGAGCCAGGCCGACCTGGACCAGCTCTACGCCAAGGTTCGGATCGCCATGGGCGGTGCCAACAACACCGGCAACATCTCCAATTCCCTGACGGTCACCCGGCCGTCCGAATGGCAGACGGTGGGGCCGATCAGCGGCAACCCATCCGAGGCGTGGGACACGGTCAAGGGAGCAAGCCCGTACATCTACAACTGCAGCCTGCGCACCGAATGGGGAATGTCGGGCGTGTTCTGGGATGGCGCTCGCCTGGCTGGCCTGAAAAGCCTGGTGGCGGCGCAATTCACAGGCATCAGCCAGCAACGCGACCTGAGCTGCTGGGAGATCTACCGCTCTGGCGCCTGGCGTGCCCCGGTCAACTACCAGGAGCTGATCGACAGCGAATCTGACGACGTGCGGATGAAGCCGCGGCGGATGAGCCGTCACATCACCGCGCTAAACGATGCCTTCGCGCAACTGGTGTCGGTCTTTGCCATCGGTGCAGGCCGCCACCACTTCGCCGACAGTGGCGCCCAGATGGAGTTCAGCAACTCCACCTCCAATTTCGGCGGCTGTGTCGCGGTGGCGCGGGGCTACCAGACCAGCAGCGTGCCGCTGGATAGCAACTGGAACCTCCATCGGATCAAGACCGCCCGCAGCGTCGCCGATCAGACCGGCAACATCCGCCGCATCCCCCTCGGCATCGTCGCCTCCATCTCTGGAAGCGCGATCGTCCTGCAGGAACCGTTGGCGGTTGGCACCGATCCAGCAGTGCCGGCGATCCTGGCTGCCAGCGGCTACAGCCTCCCGGCCGGCACCCTGGTCTGGATCGAAAACCCCAACGGAATGGACTGGCGCGCGACTCTCGCCGCCAACGCCTGGAGCAGCAGCGCCGCCACCGAGATCGACATCACCGGCGCTGCGCTGCAGGCCGACACCGATGCCGCGATCGGCACGGGTTCTGGTGGTGTCTCCCTTGCGATCGGCAAGCGCGTCTACGTTCGCCGCCTCATCGACACCCGCACGGCGACGCAACGCCGCGTGACCCTGAAGCTGGTCAACACGACCAGCGCCCGGGTGCCGGTGCGCAACTCGATCTTGCAGACACGCCCGGGCGTGAGTGGTGGCGGCATCGATCGGGCGCTTGCCCCCGGCGGTGCTGAAGTGCTGGCTGTCACCCAGACCAATGCCATCCCGCCGGAAGGTGCCGGTGTGGTGCTTTCGGCCGAGATATCCATCCGCCGTTCCTGCCCTGATGAGAGCTACGCCTCCGGCGTCTTCTACCGCCAGGGGCAGACGGTGAAGTTCGCCGGCAAGCACTTCACCGCGAAAGCCACCTTCACCTCGAGCGGCAGCACGCCAGAGGAGGGCAAGTGGCAGCAGAGCTACGTGCAGGAGGAATCCGCCTACAACGCGGAAGACCCCACCACGCTGGAAGCGCCGGTCCTGATCTTCGACACGGACACCGACGCGGCCACTGATGTGACCGTCACCTGTGGGATCAACTGGAGCACCGTCTACACCGCCAGCGGCAGCGTGCGGGACCAGCTCCGCAGCGCCACCGACTATCGCGGCGCGCTGGCCCTGCTGCTGGCCCTGGGCTTCAACAGCACTGCCGCCCACAACGCCCTGATCCCACGGCCTGAGGCCGAGCGTGACCTGGATCCTGCCTCGGCCACTGACTTCCCCACCGCCCCCAGCGGCGGCGCCGCCAGCGCTCGCGCCAACTGGGCGGTCGAGTTCCGCCAGCCGTCGTTTGTGCAGCTGCTGGGCCACAACTTCAACGGGGTCGGCTTCTGGAACTATTCCCGCGCACTGCCCCGTGCCCGCCGGCAACTGTCTGCGCTGAATGAGTTCAACGCCAACTTCACACCAGAGCAGGGCGGCCGCGTGGAGGTGAGGGGGATCAATAAAGACGGCTTTGAGGTGACAAATCAGGGGTTGATCAACACCGACACCGGTGAGGTGGTGGCTGTGGAGGGGATCGGAGCAGAAGGCGATCAGTCCCTGCCCACCCAGCTCACTGACCTCGCGGTCGAGAACCTCACCCTCACCGGCACCTTGGACGTGGCGGGCGTCGTTGAATTGGAGGGTGGAGAAGCGATTGCGATGCAGACCAGCCGCTATGGCTTGGGCCAGTTGGCCACAATCAACGATCTGCAAACGGTCACACAGGCCGTTGCAAGCGATGATCAGATCGATGCGTCCAGCGACAAATTGCTGACCCTGCCAGGTGTCAATCGTTTGTTTATTCAGCGGCGATTTATCAGTGCCGCCACAACGACGGTCACGATCTACGTCAAGGCTTCGGCGGTAGATCGGGATCTTGACTCCATGTTTAATGAGCCGCCAACATCAGTCGCCGCGGCAATCCCAAGTCTTGCGCGGGCCTCTGAGTATGCCAACGCCATCATCGGGTCTGGCAACCAGATCGCTGAAATCCGAATCGCACCAGGGCTATACAACCCAAACTCGGTTTGGCAGTGCGGCGTGAAGTTTGTGGCCTACAATGCGGGCCTGACTGCACCGCTATGGGGAAGCAATAGCGTGGGCACTGCTGTTGTGCCGAATAATTACTATGACGGTAGCGGATACGCGGATTACGCTAACTCGGTTAACTTCTGGCCGATGTGCCTTATACCGGTAGATATATCATATTCTTTTGCCGAGATGACGATAGCTAGCCTGCAACTGACGATGAGTTTTCGCCGTGGCGTGGACTGGGACGGCGGCTTCCAGTTTCTAGGGTTGGCTGACGTTATCAAGGCCGTTGGGGAGTCACGCATTCCGATTGCTTCGTTTCTGCCTTTCTCAGGTCTTGCAAGTCTGATGACATTGGCTGACTTCTCACCAAATCTCGCCACCAATGTTGATTACTTGCTATCCAGGATACGTCAGGTTTTTATACCCTCTTCTACTTTGTTTGATTCCTATTCGATAAGCCCCTTGATTAAGCTGTCTGGCGGAACCAGCGATAGTATTACCATCCGTGATTGCTGTTTTGGCCCTGGCCTTCCGACTCGGAAGGACTCCGGTGGCGCAACACCGGCAATGATCGAGATTGACGGCACCGCAGCGGTCACCACGCGCAACATCTATATTCGTGGCAAGACGACGATTACCAGCGCAGGGATTGGCGTCACAGGGCCTCTCCCTCTAGCCAACTCTGCTCATTACGGGAATGCGGTAGTGAATGCGCCGTGGAGGTGGGAGCAGACCTATCACACATTTATCGGCGCAGCATTCGACGGACCCCAAACCCTTACACTAAATCTTGGCAGCACTATCAACGTCATCACCAATACAAGCTCCCCATTTTCTCAAAGCAATTACGTTGATCTGACCGGCAAGTTACTGCCCAACCACATCCACCTGCTGGATAGTAGCGGGGCAGTCCCAAGCGGTACTGACACAGGGCCATTTTTCGACCAGTTCATCCATGCCTCACGTGGGCTTTTTGTTCCCGAGGCATGGCCGGGCCCTTATGAGAGCCAGACGGAGACGATTGGCAAACGACTCCAGGGCTTTGTTGGTCGGTTTGGGCGGAACGGGTATAACGCAACCAAAACCCGCGGTGTGCTGGGCGGCAACGCTAAGAATGCCGAAGCTGAGACTGGGTTTACCTTTGCGTTGACTTTCGGCGTTTCCGCCGAAGATAATGCCCAAACCATCTTCCAGCGGGCCGGGCTTACGTCAGCCGAGTCAAATACAGCGGCCAGGCCGACCTTCAACCCCAGCTCCACCGCGCCTGGTGATGGCTTCCCAGCAGGGTTGAATCCCATCATCACCACGGATACATCGGGAGGCGCCGCGCTCAATGTTGGCCTCCGCAGCTATCTGCGGGGCATCTCCGTCGCTAACGCAATCACCATTCCTGCCACCAACGTCGTCTTCTGACATGCTTCCGTCCGACCCCGGTTACACACCAGCCGCCACTGATGAGAGGGTGCGGCAGCTTCCTGTGTATCAGGGGCTGTTGGCACTCAACATGGATCCATACGCGGAATACTCCCGCAACGAAAACATCATCCGAATGATCGAGGAGTTTTTGCGATGATCGGAATGCTGCTCAAGCCATTGATCCCCTGGCTGTTGCGCCGGCTGCTCAGCCTGCTGCTGCAGGCGCTGGGCCGTGATCTGTGCCGGCGACTGCCGCAGGTGTTTGCGCTGATCGACGAAGAGATCATCCCCGCAATGCAGCGCGGCACCCGAGCCACCTACATGGTGTTTTTCACCGCGGTGCAGCGTGTTGTCCACCGGGATCCAAGCGACATGGAGCTGCGTGTTCTGCAGCTGCTGTTTGATCCATCCATTGCCGCTGAGCACCATCAACCCACCACAGCAGACGAATGACTCTCTCACTCATGCGCTACGCCATCCATACGGTGGCGGGCCATCCAGGCCATGAGAAGTTCTGGAGATCAGTGGAGGAGATGCTCACGCCAGAGCAACGCCAACGGCTCGGCAATGGGGGCGACATCCGCGAGAGCACCTGGCTGACACCCGCCATCAGGCCAGCGGCCCAGGGGCCAGGGGCCCAAGGGCCAGGGGAAAGGGAGATCGTGGCCTGCCGGCCCCTCCTTGATCTGATCTACCGCCACGAAGCCGGCGGCTTTGCCAGCCCCTACGAGGCTTACAACCGTGGCAGCGCCGGCGACAGCCTCGGCAAGCCCTGGCCCGGCGGCCTCCAGAACCTCACCATCGCTGAGATCAAAGCCCTGCAGCAGGCCGGCAAGCTCTTTGCCGTCGGCGCCCCCCAGATGGTCCCTTCCACCCTGCTCGAGCAGCAACCGCGGGCCGGTCTCTCAGATGCGGACCTGTTCAGTGCCGCCAACCAGGATCGGCTGACCACCGCCATCCTGCTGCAGGGCAAGCGGCCCATGCTGGCCCGGTTCCTTCTCCATGGCACCAACCAGGCCGCCGCGATCGACGACCTGGCCTTCGAGTGGGCAAGCCTGCCCAACAGCCAAGGCAAGGGCTGGTATGACGGCGACAATGGTGGGAACAAGGCCCACGGCAGCCTGGCCGCTGTGATCGGCGCGCTGCAGGCCTCCAGAGCCCGGTTGATCAGCCCAGCCAAGGCCTGATCAGTACCGCCACACCTCCGCTGGCCTGACACCACCACCGGGAACGAAGTGGCCGCCATTGCGCCGATCCAGGTGCAGGAAGCCGCGATCCCGGCCATCACCAAAGCCGCCGGTCCAGCGCACAATCAGCCAGTCGTAGAGGGCCTGCAGCGGCAGCTTTATCGGGTAGATGTCCATTGCCATGCCGGGGACGTGGAAGCTGTTGGGCACTCCTCCTACCTCCCGGTTGATCGGCTCCGGTCGGTAGAAGCTGGTCATCCCCAACGGACGGGCCCAGGCCTGCCGGATCGACTGAAACTCCGCCGCCGTGTCCAGGATCCGGGGGATCACCGCGCTCTGCGCCGACGGCCGCCGCCGGGGGTCAAACTGCAGCACCTCTCCCACCGTAAGGTTGGGCGTCACCAGGGCGTCGAAGTTCCCCCAGTCGATCGCCCCAGGCTGGAGCAGCACCGCCGGAGCAGGGGCCGCCGCCGGCGCCTTGGCCTGCAGCCGGCGGTAGTGGGGGGAGAAGACGTGCCACTGACCTGCGCCGTGGCCCAGCTCCACCACTTCATGGGCCGTGCCCTGGAGCTCCTGCACGGCCACCACGGGCAACTGGTGGCCAGTGGGCACCATGACCTTCTGGTCTTCTGGCAGATCGGCCGCCGGATCGGGGGATTTCTTCAGCCAGGTTTCCTGGACCGCCTGGAGGGTGAAGAGCACCGGCCGCAGTGGCGCCGTTTCAGCCTGCTTGGCTGGGGTGGTAGCCGCGGCGGCAGGTTTGTGGCTGGTGGAGGGCATCGTCAGGCGGTGCTGTCGTGCTTTCAGTGTGGGCGTGCGGCGATAATCCATGCCGGCGGGGGTCATGCAGCCGGCCTTGATCGCTCCCCCAGCCGCCGCTGAAACCACCCTTCCGGCAACTCAATCCCCCTCGCCTCTGCCTGCTGTCTCTTCATAAACACGGCGTACTGCGTCAATTCCAGCCTGCGCAATGTCGCGGGGTGTGCTTTGCAGCCAGTGGGTAGGGAGAAACGCTCCTGTGGCGTTCATGTCGCGCTCAAACTGCTGAATCAAGCGCTTCTGTTCTGGCGTCCATGGAACCGCCTGAGACATGGCCGTGGCTGATCGTGCTTTTTCGTGCATCGCTTCCTCCATGGCATGGCGGGCGACTTCTGCTGCAGCCAAAAACGCTGCTGTGTCTAGAGTGACGTCGTAGCGATAGCGATAGAAACCAGGTTCGGGGCAATAGACAAGACGACAGGTGCCAGCCTGCATGGCGTCGGTTTGGGTATCCCAGTGCTCGCCATTGCCCCATAAGTAATACCGCCGACCGCGCTTTTCGTAGAGCGGTGTAGTCACGGCGCCACCTCCGGCAGCGGGAGGGCGTGGAAGGGGAGCGATACCTGTGGCATCGCATCGGCGCAGAACTCCTCCACTTCGGCACGAGTGGCGTAGTGCCAATCGTGGTTGCAGAAGTCGTCGGCGCGTCGTCCCCACCAGCAGCGCCCGTCGTCGTCGCACCATCCCTCACGCTCCCAAGGCCGCTCACTCACGGCCACCCACACCGGGGTGGGGCCGTACTTGGCGAGGACGGCGCGAAGTCCGCGCAGTGTCACTTCATCGGCGGTCCCACCTTCGCTCTGACAGGCGGAATAGAACAGCTCCAGCAACGTGCGATCGGTGCCGGTGTGCTCGGGATTGATGTAGTCAGGGTTGCGGTCAACCCAGATGCGCTCTGGCGCGGTCAGGTGGACAACGGGCAGGTCATCACACACCACCGGGGCGGCGGTGGTGCCCAGGCGTGCGTTGATCCAGGCGACAAACTCCTCTGCCTCCTCTCGGTTTTCGCCCACCACCAGGCCATCGAAGCCGTTGCCCTTGATCTCTGGATGGGCGCTACCGACGTAGTGGCGAACTACGAAAGGCGCACCCACCACCGGGGCGGGGGTGCAACCAGTCCCGTTCTGGTTGTGCTTTGCGGCGATGCTGATGGCGTGGGCAATGTCGGCCTTGGCCTTCTGCAGGTCGTCGCCGCTGAGGTAGCTGCACGCGATCTCAAAGTGGCTGGCCAAGCAATGGATGGCTGTCACCAGTTCGATGCGGGCGCAGCCGTCACCCACCACCGGGGCGGGGGTGGTGCCGCGCAGCATCTCGGCAGCAATGTGCCAAGGCGTCCAGCAGCCGTCCGGCATGGGGGTGAGCAGCGGAGTGTCGGGACTGCCATCCCAGGTGACGCCGTAGCGCACCAGTGGGGAGTCGATCGCGTTCTGCTCCAGTGATGGGCGAGGCGGCAGTGCATCACCCACCACCGGGGCGGGGGCCGCCTCCAGCGTGGCGCGGTAGTGCTTGCAATCCGTTTTGTCTTTGTGGTGGTCTTGCAGCATTGCAGCGAATGAGCAGTTGTTAATCTCCTGCCTGCGATCATCAAAGACGCACGGAGACGGGAATAGCGCCTCTTCTTCATCTAGCCAGCAGTTATGCGGGATTGGATTACTCATCGCCCGCCTCCTCCAGCGCCTGGAGCGCGAGCTGCATGGCCTCACGGTTGGCGTGAAGCTGCGCGACGTTGGGGTCGTTCAGCCGCTCCCTCAGCGCCTGCTCCCGCTTCGACGGCGCGGGCGGGCGACGGGCGCGGCGCAACGCTGGGATGAGGTCAACGTGGCCGCAGTAGCGCTGATCGGTCAGCCACTGGCACACGGACTCCAGCTCTTCATCCGCCCCCTTCTGCCTCTCCTCCGCGGCCAGCCGCTGGGCGGCGGCGAGGGCTTGGGCGTAGCCCCAGTTGGCGGCGCCTTGCATCCGTCCCTCGAAGGTCATGAAGAGGGGGTTGAAGCTGCCGAAAGGCACCGGCGGGCACTGCGGTGCTCCTTTGGACGGAGCAGGCGCCTCGCCGATAGACCCTCCCTCCAGCACCGCATCGGCCAGTTCGAGTAACTCTCCTGCAGAGATGTTCCCAATCAGGCAAGTGTGCGGCACCCAGACGCAAGCACATTCCCCCAAAGCCTTGGCAATGGTGATGATACGCTCGCTCATTTCAACCCCTGGGATAATCGCTTTTGTTGCTTCGGTGACGCTGATCACGCCCCTGCGGGCGAACTCTTCCATCTCGTTAGGCACCTGCTCTGTCGGGTTCGTCATGCCCTTACCTCAGGTTGAGGGCGGCTGTAGTCAAAACGCCACCACCTCGTTCCGGAAAGAGTCCAACGGCGATCAAAGAGGTTCTCTCGGCAGGCGATGGGCCAACCGTTGCTGGCGAAGAACACCACCGCCGTTTCGACATTGCCGAAGTTGCTGTAGATGTGCTGCTTTTTGCACCAGCCGCTGCAGGGCACCGTGGGGACCTCCACAGGGGTCGGGAGGGTGGTGAACTGATCGATCACCTGCCGTTCGTCTTGGTCGACGATGATCTGCAGAGACCCGGGCGGGAAGTGGCGGCCTTCGGTAGGGATGTGGATCCCCGGGAACGGCGCCTCGAGGATGAAATCGCCGTCGTTGACTGTCAGCTTGATCAGGTTTTCGGCCTCCTCGGCAAAGCGGCGGGGGCGCATCACGGTTAGAGGCCGGGCGTTATGGATCAGCCGCTGCTGAGCCTCCCCGTTGCCGGAGAAGGTCGAGCGACTCACGGAGATCCATTCGATCCCGTCGTGTCTGCGGCCGGCTGCCGCGTCGCCGACGCTGTTGCGACTCTCCGGTGCATGGATCAGCCAGGGCCGCAGGGAGTGATGGGCGCGGCCCAGTGCCACCCCGGAGAGATGAACCACTGGCGGGGTCTCCGCCGAGTAGCTGATCTCTTCGGTGCGTGATGAGGTCCGCGATGAGCTGGAGCCAGTAGGGGGTGCCATCGAAGATGTGAGCATCGGAAAGAGGGATGAGGACCCATCCGGAGAGCTGGGCAAGGGTGGTTTTGGTGATGTCTCTGGTGATCCCGGCGCCCGTGGAGTGACCGCCGGGCCTCCAGATGCCGCCATTGATCTCGACCGCGACCTGGGCAGCGGGCCAGGCGAAGTCCGCGCGGAAGGCGGGGCGCTTACGCGACCGCAAACCCTCCTGCTTCTGGAACACCACCCAGGCCTGCCACACCGGCAGCGTGTGCTCTCGGACGAAGGGAAGGTCTGGAAAGGAGACGAGCCACTGGTTGGCAAAGGCCTCTTCCAGATGGCTGGGCATCGTCGTCAGAACAGGGAGCGATGGGGTAGGGACGAACCCATGTCATGACGGCACCGGTGACGGGATCCGAAGGGCGGTTGGTGGTGCAGAGTGCTATCACCCGCAGCAACGACTGGATGGAATCCGGCTCGGTGTGCTGGAGCTCGTTGTGGGAAGCGCCGAGGGCCGCCTCGATGACCCAGAGCAGGGCCTTGAAATCGTTGGCGGGCAGCTCGTCAGGCCGGCAAGGCTGAAAGTGTTGCTGGCCGTAGCCACGCTGCAGGTGGAGGGCGCCATCGGCAAACAGGGCAAACCCTGTGATGGGTTGGTAGTTGGGGATGTCCATGGCTGCAATGCAGTGGGAAGGGGGTGATGCAGATCAAGCGCTGGTCTTGCCGGTGCGATCGGTCGCGATGGCGGTGCCGACCCGTGGGCGCAAGGGGATGACAGCCAGGTCCAGTTCGCCCTGGTTGGGGTCCCTGCGGCTGAGGCCGCGCTGGCCCTTGTTGTAGAACCAGATGCTGGATTCCCTGATCGGCTTGGGCGTCTTCACATCCACCTGATCCTTCACGACCAGGCGGTTTTCGTGACCCAGCTGCGACACCGTGATCTTCAGGGTGATGGTGCCGGTGCCGCCGTTGGCCAGCACCGCTTCGCTGACCATGGCCAAGGCGTCGGAGAGCTCGGTGTGGGTGAGGCCCTTGCGCTGGGAGAAGAGGAACTGCCCGAAGGGAGAGGACTCCGGGCCCTCTTCGCTGTCGGTTTCGTTGATCGCGTTGTCGTTCATGGTGAGAGGGGGGGAACGGGACGGAGGGGAACGATGGGAGGCCTCAGGCCTGCCCGTAGAAGACGGGCATCTCAAGCAGGCTGGAGACCTCGTCGATCACCTCCTTGAAGGCGTGCTCGATCGCCATCTCTGGGTCCACCAGGAGAACGGAGAGCTTGACCGCCTCTTCGACAATCCGGTAGCGGAGGCGGGCCTTCACCGCGTAGGCCTTGCCGAACTTGAAGATCGGCATGGCAACGGTGAGCTCCTCGGGGATGGCGATGTCGGCGCGCTCCCCGGCGCTGGCCTCGATCTTTTCGTCGCGTTTCAGCTTGATGGCGCCGCTGGAGAGGCGAACAGCGCTGCTGAAGTCGACGGTGGACTTGGCCTGGAAGGTCTGGGCGATCTCCAGGATCGTGGCGGAATCCGGGCTGGAAAAGGTCGCCAGGTTCAGCTCACAGAACTCAGCGAAGTCCTGCTGGGCCAGGTACTTGCCGCTGGCCTCCAGCCACCGCTTCGCCTCAGGGCTGCCGAGCAGCTTCAGGTCCGCGTAGACGGTGCCCCATTCGTTGGGCTGCGCATCAAAGACCAGGCGGATGGTTCGGGCCGCTTCATCGGCAATGCACAGGGCCCGACTCCGCCGCGGCTTGTAGGCGTCGTCGTCGTCCTTGTCGTAGTCGAAGACCTTGGCGACGTACTTGGTGAAGCTGCTGACGCTGTGGAAGGCGTAGCTGGACTTAGGATTCAGCCGCTCCCAACCGGCCGCCTTGAGCACATCCGGCTGGTTCAGGTCGATGGTCTTGAAACCATCCTTGGTGCGGACGGCGTAGACGGAGCCGGGGGTGAGCTTCACAGGCTGCACACCCAGCAGGGTCTGCTCATGGACGGCGTCGGCCTCGGTTCTGATCGTCGGTTCAGTCATGGGGGAATGGGTGATGAAAGGGTGAACAGCTGGACCGGATGTGTTGCTGCGGATGGCCTTGGTGCGGTCCCAATGGGGGCGCAGCGCTCTGGTGCGAAACCACATCCCTCGACGGGGCCCGTTGCGTGGGAGAGGCCGGGAGAGATCCACCGAGTCGTCCGCTCAGTGGCCGGCATCACCTGGGAGGCCATCAACACGACGTCTCCGCGTGTGCAGCACCAGCAGAGGTGGCTCAAGGGCCACATACTGGAAGACGGGGGATCCTGCTCATGACGCTGGCCCTGCCGCGGCCTGCCCGCCCTGGGCCCGGCTGGCCGCCAGCTGATCAGCGGCGATGAGCTTCGCTTCGATCTCCGCGAACCGCTCCGGGGTGATCGCCGGATCCATCAGCTCCTGCTCGAGCCCCCTCCTCTCGTCCTTGCTGATCCACCCGGGAGGCGGCCCCCCCACGGTCCTCGCCCGTTGTGCGGTGGTCTCACCCTGCCGCCGTTGTGGAGTCGCAACGGTCCGGGCTCCGGAAGGCTTGGCGGCCTGTTGCCGTGGGCTGGTCTCGCTGCTGGCGTTGAAATCGTCATCACGCTCAGCGGCCAGCCCCAGCACCATCTGCAGGGCCAGCCGCCTGGCGGTAGTGAGAGCTGCAGCGTGGGCCTGGCCGCGGCGGTCGCTCTCGCCCATGAACAGGGGCACTGGTCCGCTGGTGATCGCCCCACCACCGAGGTGAACCAGATAGGCCGTCACCACCGGATCGCCGAAGTCATCGAGCTCCTGGCGGGTGATAGGCACCAGGCCATGGGCCGCGGCAGCCTGGCCCGTGGCGATCACGCCGGCCAGGTCGGCGTAGCCGTAGGAGATGGTGCCGCCCTTCTTGGTCTGATACTCCGCCTGCCGGTTCTCCGTCAGCCTGGGTGCGGTGGCCTGCCATTCGGCGAAGGCGGCGAACAGCTGCATCTGCTGCTCGCTGGTGGGCCTGTAGCAGAGGAACTCGATCAGTCGGCGTTCCTGGTCATCTCTCGGCGCGGGCTGTCCGCCCTGGTCCTGGTTCAGGCGGCTGCGCAGCTCGCCAAAGGCCTGGCGCATCGCCTCGAAGCGTGCGGCAGTGTCGGCCTCTCCGGCGGCAACCCGATCGGCCAGCTGCAGCAGGGTCTGGGTGATGTGTTCGAGGTCGGTCTGCTCGGCGGACCTCTCCGCCGGCCCGGAGGGCGGGGAGCTGTTTTTCATCGGGAGCGTTTTCGGTCAGGTTGATCACGGGACGGCTACGCTTCGCCCGGCCCGTTAACCGAACACTAGCACCCATTGCTGACTTGTGATGTCCCCGTTCCGTGATGGCTTCAGAGCAGTCCCCGACTGCCTTCCCGTGAATTGCATGGCAAGGAACGCTGAGGCCCTACACGTCACCGTTCTTCACGCGGCCGCGGCCGACCTGTTCTGGCAGGTTCGCCACCGCCTCACCGCCCTCTACGGCTGCTCCACCCTGCGCCTCACCGTGCTGAAGCCACCCAACACCGACGGCCAAGCCATCGACATTGAGTGGCGCCGGCCACCGGAAGCAGCGCCGCCTCTCAGTCGCTCGCGGCGGTGATCTCCTGCACCACCACCTGCGTCACAGCCTCCGGGCCCTTGGTGGCGTGCTGCTGGAGGTTCTGCAGCAGGACCAGGCAAGCCAGCCGCTCATCGTCCTCCTGGCCCTGGTCCCACTGACCGAGCCCTCGCATGACCTGCTGCAGCCGTTCCAGACGGGTCGGGTCGGTGGTCGGGTACATGGCGGCGATTGCCTGCCAGTCCTCGATGATGTCCAGCCCTGCGGCGGCGGCCGCGGCCCGCAGCTGGCGCGCCGGCACGCCATCCCCCGCCTCTGATGGGGCAGCAGTGCCGGGCCATGGTGGCGGCTGGATGCGGCCGACGGCGATGGAGAACATCTCCTCGGGGCCCAGGGCGCCCTGCTCATCGGTGATGGCCGCGGCCTGGTTGAGCAGCTCCTGCAGGCGGACCTCCTCCGGCGGCGGCCGCTTGCCGGCCTTCACATCGGCGACCCATTCGTTAAGCCGACCCACCTCGAGGAAGAATGTGGAGGTGAGGGTGCGGTTTTTGCCGCGGAGGAACAGGTTCAGGCCAGAGGCATGCAGCCGGCTGGTGAGCCCCACCTCCCTCCAGCCTGGATCGCTGTCCGCAGGTTCTGAGAGAGGAGAGCCAATGGCCTCCCAGGCATGGCCCTTGTGGTTCACCCAGTCCCCAGGCTGTAGGGGCATGCCGGCAGCCCAGTCGGGCACCGGGCTGTCGGAGGCGGCCAGCAGGGCCAGCTCTGCCAAGCGGGAGGTGACAGCGAGGCTCCAGTTGTTGCGGGCCAGCCATTGCTTCAGCAGGACACGGAAGCGCTCTCGGCCGATGGTTTCGGTGGTCAGCCAGTGGTCACGGCCAGCACCAGTGAAAGCGTGAGAAGCGGCCAGCCCTCGCGGCTTGCTTTGCTGCTGGTCCATGGCGTCATCCGTGCGTAGTGGGAGTGTCCGACCCCATCGAGAGCCGAACATAAGTCCTATCAGGTGCCCACCGGGGCACATCCGGCGTGCCTGCCGTGATGACCGCACAAGGGCCTGCAGCGGATCTGCAGCACCGCCGCCAGGGCCTCAGATTGGAGACGCCGCTGGCTCAGTTCGTACTGATACGGCTATGGTCAAGCCATCCAGGCCGGTTTGCCGCCCACAACAAAGGCCCCGCCGTAACGGAGCCGATGTTGCCCTTTCGGGCTGCGACCGCCGGAAACGCTCCCCAGCAGAACCGATGGCCGCAACGTGGTCATCCTACAGCAACAGCCGGTATCTGCAGGCCGAGGGGAGTGGAAGGAACCACACAAACCCCTGACATGCCGAACAAAGACTTTAGCGGTGAACTGCACCGCCCCCTGTTCGCTCAGATCCCCCTCGAGCTGCTGAGTTCGTGTGCAGAACGCAAGCGCAGAAGGCTGGTGTTTGTGTACGCCTGGCTCTTTTTCTACGCGGGGCGTGCTGATAACGCTTTCCCGTCAATCCCACGGCTTGCCCTCGAAACCGGCATGAAGGAGGACGACGTCAGGGCGTCGATTTCCACCCTTCTGGGCGAGGGCTGGATCACGCGCACCGGTTCGGGCCCAAACGGCACCAACTCCTACCGGGTGAGAATGGAAGCAACGCGCAAGCGACGGGCGCCGAAAGCCGTTGGCAGGCAGCGGAAGTCAGGAGCACCACCCCCCGTAAAGGGGACCCCCCTTAACGGGGAGGGGACCCCCCTTAAAGGCCCCCCCGTTACAGGGGGTGGGGACCCCCCGTTACGGGGCCCCCGTAACGGGGACCCAATCAATAAACCTCTAAACAAAGAAGAAGAAAACCAAGAAGGGTTAAATAATTACTCCACTACATATATCCACCAACGCGACGAAAAAATCGACGCCGCCGCGCCCTCGGTCACAACGGCCGACGCCGTCGTGACAGGTAGCGAGATCGTGGTATCGTCAGCCGAGAACGACGCTCCCCAGCGACATGCCAACCCGGCAACCGAGCAGCACAGCCCTCTGCCAGCCTGCGCTCAGCCTCACCGCCAGCTGCTCCGCGAGTGGTGGATCAGGCGGCGCAGCAAGCACCCCACCGCCCCCAACGAGCTCAGCCCTGGCGACATCACGGCGATCCTCCACGCCGACGCCCTCGGGGTCCTCCAGCCCTTCCTCCAGCACGCCGCCGACAGCGGCTGCAAGTCCCTGGCCACCGGCTACCGCCGCCGCTGCGAAGAGCTCCGCGCAGGCCCTGCAGCCACGGCCGCCTTCGACGCCCTCCGCACCCCCTACCTGGCGGCGCCTCGCCGGGTCACCTGTCAATCTCTGCCGGCTGCTCAGAAAGAGCTTTCCGCCGTCCTCGCCGAGGGTCACACCATCGACCAGCTGGTTGCTGCCCTGGCCGCTGAGGTTCGTGCCCAGGACCAGCAGCACGCCTCAACCGGCTTTGCCCCCTTCCTGCCTGATATGGCCCGCTGGCTGAAGGAGCGCCGTTTCGCCGCCTACCTCCAGCCGCACCAGCCCGTCGCCGCCAACGCCGCCGAGTTCGTCGCCCCGATCGATCCAGAGACCGGAGCCCCCGACCCGTTCGCCTACCACCGCCACGTCACCGGCCAAGGCCAATGACCCTCTCGCTCTCCTCAGCACCACCAGGGCCGCTGGCCCCCGAGCCCTTGGCTTCCGGGCCGCTGGCCCTGCACAAGCGGCGCCCTCCAGCCGGCCCCGCCTTCGTCCTCCCGGGTTTCGCCTGTTTCGCCTGCGCTGACACCGGCATCGTCGGCAATCACGACCGGGCGATCAACGAGTTCCTCCCCGACTACGACGTCCTCCCCACCGGCGAGGTCTGCCCCGGCTCCGATCCGGCGGTCATCTGCTGCTGCAACGCCGCCTACGCCCGCGAGGGCCGCGGCGGCTATCGCGATTCCGCCGGCCCCCGCCGCATCGAGGCCCTGCTGGGTCCCCGCCTGGTGGGCTGTGATCTTCATCAGCAGGCCATCGCCACCATCCACCGCAACCGCCGCCAGATCGCTCTCGCCGGCGTCCAGGCCACCGCTGAGCAGGCCCGCCAGATGAAGGCCTCCCGTGAGGCAGTCGCTGGCCTGCTGCCCGCCATGCCGCGGGGGGGCTGCTGATGGCCGCCATCCTTCCCTCCCGCCCGCACCCACCGGTCGGTGCCACCCTGCTGTGCCTGGAGCGTGGCTCCACCTCCGCCTACCCCATCACCGTCGAGCGGCACATCGGCCGGTACTTCATCGCTGGCGGGCACCGGTTCCACGTCTACGACGACTGGAAGGTGGGCACCATCCGGCACACCTGGCGCAAGCCCGCGGCCATGGTCTGGATGCCCTCCCCTGAAGAGCAGGCCGCGGCCGCCGCTGCTGCCCCGCCAGCCCCGATCCCTCGTCCCTGCTGGCGCCCACCTGCGGACCCTGTCGGCCCCCCAGAGCCCACCGAGGCCTGGTGATCACCCCCTGCTCCCCTGAACCATGCTCATCCTCTGCAAGACCAACCAGGTGCACCCCCGTGGTGCCCGCTTTCGTCAGCCGCTTCCCTTCGGGTGGGAGATCCGCTGGCAGCGGACCAACTGCCCGATCATGGCCGTGACTCGCCCCCCCAACCCCCGGAGACTCTCGGCATGGTGAGCACCTTGTTCCGCCCTGAGCCCACCACCTGGCTGTCCACCCCTGAGCAGCCGATTCAACCGGCCGCGGCCGGCGGCTATGTCGATGCCACTGGCGAGGAGCTCATCTCCGCCCAGGACATCATCAGCCGGGTCCATCACCACCGCATGGTGCGCAACCAGGTGGTGGCCCGCGCATGCTCCGTCTACGCCAACAGCCTCCACAACCCGGCCGCGGCCTCCAGGGGGCCCTGGGCGCCGACCGTGGCCCCGTTCACCAGCTACCTGAGCACGATCGAGCACCTGGTGGGTCATGCGTTCTGGGCCCAACTGGAGGTGCTCGCCGCCCCTTTGCAGATCCGCCACCGCCGGCTGCCGGTGGCAACCACCGCTGATCTGCTGGTTCGGTTCCGCAACGGCGGGGATATCGGCCTCGGCTTCTGCCAGACGGGCTCCCGAGAGGAGCTGAACCCCATGCAGGTGTCGGCTGAGGTCGGTGCTGCGGTGGCCCTGCTGGGCGACACCTACAGCTGGTGGCCGCAGCGCGCCTTCGTGCTGTTCTGCAGCCCCGGCAGCACCACGGTGGATCTGGTCGACGTCGACAAGGCCCTGAGATGCTGGATCGACACGCTCGACTCCTACCGCTTCATGGCGAAGCACATGAACTGGGAGGTGCAGCTTTGAGCAGCTGGCTGCATGACGAGCTCCGCCGGCGTGCATGGTTCACGGCAGGTCGCCGCATGGGCACGGTGCGGGCCATGGCCCTGCTGGCGAGGGAGATGGCGCAGATCGATCTGCTCGCTGAAACGCAAGCCCGGCGGCCGGAGCCGCTTGCCCTGGTGATCGATGAGGTGGGCCCCCCATACGCTCCAGCCCCGGGCCCGACCCCTCGCTTCGCGCAGCTCTCCTGCCTCCGGGCTCAGCGGTCCCGATGAGCAGGGTGACTCGGGGGGAGGGAGTGAACTGGCCACAGTCCTCGATCAACTGGGTCTTGCTGGGCATTCATCAGCAGTGGATCGACAAACCGACGGCCGAACAACTGAACGCGGATCTCCTGGCCATCCCAGACGATCTTTCGGCAGAAGTAGACGCTGACCATCCGCCACTGATGTGAGGTGGCCATCTCCCATGCACCCCAGCGGCTGAAGCTCTGCCCCCAGCTATGCAGATCAGGATCCAGGGGCTCACCCACCTGGTCGCGGGCCAGCTGCACCCGTGCCGCCATGGTCGGATAGTCCATTCGCGGCAGGCCCGCTTCATGAAGCTCCCTGCTCAGATCCAGGAAGCCCTCCAGCTTCTGCAGCCACTGTCGCTCCCGTTCCCGCTGCATCGGCGTCCGGTACTCGCACAGCCGGGCCATCTCCGGCAGCCGCCGCTGCAAAGCCTCAAAGACCGCCCGCTTGATGGCCGCGGCTTGCACCCAGTCCCGCTTCCCGTTGGGTAGACGGCAGACGGGGCAGGACCAGCGATGAGGCCTCCCGTGGGCACTTTCCTGTGCCGGCCTCTCCATTCGCCTGCCGCAGCGGCAAACCATCAGGCCGTCAAATAACTTCGGTGGGCTGAATTGGTAGTTCGCTTGTATCAATCGACTGGATAGGGCCAGCTCCACTGGATCGGCAAGACGTGAACCTTTCCGTTCCCACCAGTACCGCAGCCCTCTCTCGGTGATTCCAAGGTCTTTGGCAGCAGATGCCCAAGCAAAACCCGCCTGCAGCAGTGCTTTCAGGCGTGCGGATGAATCAGCGTGCACGTTCCTCGCTGCAGTGACGACACCGCAACTAGAGCGGGAATCCATCGCAGCACGATGCCGCATTCAGTTCCCAGCATGCACTGGATCAGCTACGTTGAACACCAGTATCAGACCGTTCTGGCATGGCTAGGCGCCGCACCTCTCCCCTGGTCCCGGTGACCATGCCCACGTTGACCACTCTGGAGGCCCTGCTGCAGGACCCCAAGAACGCCCGGCGCCGCACACAGCGGAGCACGGGGATGATCGAGCGCTCGCTGCGCGAGTTCGGGGCGGCCCGCTCCCTGGTGGTGGATGAGGACGGGGTGATCCTCGCCGGCAACGGCACCGCAGAAGCGGCAGCAGCCATCGGCATCGACAAGGTGCTGGTCATCCCAGCCGATGGCCGCACCCTGGTGGCGGTGCAGCGGACCGATCTTTCCCCCTCGCAAAAGGCGGAATACGGGGTGGCCGATAACCGCTCCAGCGACACCTCAGAGTTTGACGGCGCCGCCCTGGCGGCACTGCTGGATGACCACGCCGAGCTGGACCTGAGCCCGTGGTTCTCCGATGACGAGTTCAAGGCCCTGGTTCACGGCATCGATGAGGAACCCGAGCCCCCCGCCCCACCGGAACCACCGCCAGCCGGGCTGACGGTGCAGCTCACCTTCCCGGATCAGCAGGCGATGGCGGAGTTCCAGCGGCTGATGGCCCGCTTGGCGGAGGCCCTGCCGGAGGAGGAGAGCACCGAAGCCCGCCTGTCCCGGGCCGTGGAGGCCCTGCTGGCCACCAGGGGCCGCTGACCATGACGGCCACCGCCTGCCCCCCTGTTGCGCCCCCTGCGCCCCGCACCCAGGCCGGCCCCGGCCGGCCGATGAGCCCCGCCGAGCATGACCGGATTTATGCCCTCCACCAACAGGGTGTGCCGGCCGCTGAGATCGCCGCCGATCGGGGGAGGAGCCTCACCTGCATCTACGCCTCGATCGCTGATTCCCGCCGGAGCCATGGCGATGTGCTGCGGGTCCGACGCTTCACCAGCAATCTCCAGGCCGGTGGGGATGGCATCATCCCCCCGAAGCCCCACCTGCCGGTGGAGGTGGTGGTGAACCGCTACCTGGCCGGGGAGAGCATCGAGGCCCTGGCCAGCAACTACAGGGTGAGCCGTGCGGTGATCCGCCGCCTGCTGGTGACGGACGGCGTCACCATCCGGGCGGACAGGCGCCGCGTGCCCGATGGCTACCGGCAGTGGACCCGTCAGGAGCGCACCACCTGCCTGCGGATGCGGGCCCAGGGCCATGACGCCTCCGCCATCGGGCTGAGGATCAACCGCAGCACCATGGCGGTCCGCTGCTGGCTGCAGGAGCACGATCGGCCCAACCAGGCCGCCCGGATGGTGGAACGGGCCCGCCGCCGCCGCGGTGAGCTCCTCCCGGAGGAGGTGCCATCGGCTGAGGTGCTCGATCAGCTGCGCCGCGGCTGGCTGGAGGGCCGGACCGTTGCCGCCATGGCGAAGGAGTTCGACATTCCCTCCGCCATCGTCTCCGGCGCCCTGAAGCGCTACGGGATCGTGGTCACCCGTGGCCCCAACCCAAACCGGTTGCGCCAGGCCGCGGCTTCCCTTCCCCCCGCGGGGGATGCCGCTGTTTCAGCCGCCTAGCCTTTGAGCAGGAGGAATCCCGGGGTGGCAAAGAGGAAGGCCGGGGCCACATCCAAGCCGCCGAAGGACCGTACCCTCTCCCGGGCGGCCGAGCGCAACTACCGGGTGCATGCCCTGTTGGGCATGGCGGTGAAGAGCGGCTTCGGGCCGAAGGACTTGATGGACGTGGCGACCAGGAGCTGGAAGGTCAGCCCCGTCGTCGCATCGCAGCTGGTCGCTGAGGCCTATGAATTGGCGATCAGCAGCACCAGCCTCTACGACAAGGCCCGGATGGCTTCCATCCAGCTCTGCCGGATGGAGCATCTGCTCAAGACGGCCATGGTCGGCAACCAGCTAACCGTCGCCCTGGGGGTGAACCGTGAGATCAACCAACTGATCCTCACCGTCGAGAAGTTCGAGAAGGCCCTCGAAGAGACAGGCGACGGCGGGGCCGGCACCAACTCGCTGACGCCAGAGGAGCAGGAAGCAGAGGACCGGGCCGGGGACTTCTGACCATGGACTGGGACGACGAGGCCTGGGCCGAATATGACGCCCAGCTCCGCACCCAGACCGCCTGCTACAGCTGGCCCCGCAAGGGCCCCGCCGGGCTGCATCTGCCCCGGAAGCAGCCGGTTCTGCGCCCCCTGCTGCAGTACGCCCCCCGCCGGGGCCTCTTCTCATCGGCGCAGCGTGTACAGCCGTGGGATCTGCTCCCGAAGCGCTGGCCGGACTTCGCCGGCTGCACCTACATCGCCTCCCAGGGCAAGTACCTGCGCTTCAGGCCCTGGGAGTACCAGCTGGACCTGGTTCGCACGATCCGGGCCCATCAGAACACCTACGTCAACAAGTCCCGCCAGACCGGCGTTTCCGAGACGATCATCTCCTACATGCTCCAGCAGGCCATCCAGCGGCCGGCCTGGGTGGGGATCATCTTCTCCAAGACCGGCGAGGACGCCTCAGAGCTGGCGGCACGGATCAAGGGCCAGGCCGCCTCCCTGGGATCCGCTTGTCCGCCCCTCCCGAAGGACAGCGCCCGGAAGCTGGTGTTTCAGGGCCGCGGCAGCCTCCACTTCCTTCCCCCCACCGAACGGGCCGCCCGGGGCATCCCATCGGCGTCCATGGTCCTGTTCGACGAGGGCGCATTCATCGAGAAGTTGGCCGGCATCGAGACCGGCGCCATGCCCACCCTCTCGCTGCTGGGGCCCCGGGCCAGGGCCGTGTGGGTCTCCACCCCCAACGGCCGCAGCGGCCGGTTTTATGAGCACTGGAGCACCGACCACGGCGAAGTTCAGGTCGGCGACAGCTTCGTCAACGACATCCCCACCCTCCGCTGCAGTCCCGACGGCCAGTTCGCCAAGGTCGCCATCCACTGGAGCCAGCACCCGATCTATTCGCAGGATCCGGACTATGCGGAGAACACCCGTCGGAAGTTCCAGCTCACACAGCAGCGCTACCGGCAGGAGTTCGAGCTCGACTTCGCCGCCACCGACGCGGAGGTTTACCCCCACGACCTGATCGAAGCGGCCGAGGCCATCGGCGCCCTGCAAGACCCCACCAGGGGCCACAGCTACGTCTTCGGGATCGACCCCAACGGCTCCGGCGACGACGAATGGGTCACCACGGTGCTCGACATCACCACCAACCCCTGGCAGGTGGTCGCCCGCTTCCACGACGCCCGCCGCAGCCGCGACTACGGCCTGCAGCGCACCGCCCGCCTGATCGACCAATACCAGCCCGAGATGGTGGCGATCGAGAACAACGGCGTCGGCGCCAACGTGGGCGAGGCCCTGTCGATCCTCCGCCCCGGGGTGCCGATCGAGGAGTTCGCCACCAGCAAGCCCTCCAAGATCCGGATGACCGATCGGGTCCTGCTGCTGCTGGAGCAGGGCGAGCTGGGCCTGCCCCCCGACGACATCTACGGCAAGCAGATGAAGACCTTCCGCCAGGCGGAGGACGGGAACCGGGAGGCCGCGGCCGGCTGCCATGACGACGCCGTGATGTCCTTGGCTGCAGCGTGTGAAGCCGGCGCCCGAACCCGGCCAATGATGGCGGAATGGGTCAAGATGGTATGAGTCCAGAACATCAG